CTACTAAATCTACTATCTGGGATGAGTATGATACTGTAGCTAGAAAGCTTGAGAGCATGGAGCTAGGTGCTAAGCGGAACTTCTTAATGTCTGTAGATAAGTCAGTGTTTGTCCCTGACTTTGTTCCAGAAGTAACTGGAGAACTTACAGCAAATCATATAGCTTATCTATATGGTGCAACTGGAGATGACTTATATCGGGGACTGACAAGAGTCCAGCATCATATAACTACTACTCCAAAGGAAGACTTCATCCTTCATACCAAAGATCAAGCATCTGCTTATGCTGCTAAGTTTGGTAAGACAGCAGAAGAGCTGGGATTCACAGATGAAGCAATAGGCGAAGTATACGACCAGATGTGCAGGAGTCTAGGTTGGAATCCTGATATACTGACACCAGACTCTCCTACAGCAATGCAGCTAGAGGAGATTAGACAGGAGATATATAGATTATACGCTACTACTAAGATTCCTGAGTCAGATGTTATCAAGTGGAGGCAGTATGTAAAAGCTGTAGCAGATGGAGTTGCAGATACATCAGCATATAAGGGAGTGGCAGCTGTTACTCCTACTGTCATGGAGACTGGTCAGCCTTTCACTATCAAAGCCTTCCGTGGTACTAAACTAAGAGGGGAGCCTCCAACTGATGAAGGTCTTGTAGGTAAGGCTCAGTATTGGTCTACTGACCGTAAGGTAGCAGAAACCTATGATACTGTGAGGGAAACTACCATAAATCTTCAGAAGCCTTATGTTATCAAGACACAATCTGAGTGGGATACATTCTCACTGAGAACTAAGGAACTAAGAGGTATAGCCGAGAAGGAGGGCAGAACTGAGGACTGGGTGCAGGCAATGCTGAGGAGTCAACTTGAGAATGAAGGCTATGATGGAGTAATCGTAGAAGCTGGCATTGTTGAGAAGGGAAGACAGATTGCAGTATTTCATCCTGAGAAAGCAGCAGTAATTATTCCTCCTACTGCAGTTGTTCCTACTGGTGTATCTGGCACTCCTGACTGGTGGGCTAAGAAGGAGCAAGCTGCAATTAAGGGTAATGAGATGCACCATCTAGCTTACCCAGATTACGACCATGCTAATATGATTGATGAGTCTATGCGAGCTATCTTTCCTTTTTGGAATTATGAACTCTTCCGCTGGAAGTGGATACCTAGAACCTTTATGAGAACACCAGGCACTATGTCAGCACTAGCCAGATATGTAGAATACACTGATAGTGGCTATGTTCCTATCCCTGGAACTGACTTGCAAGTCAATCCGCTCAGAGGCACTATCTGGATGGGCGGTTTGAGAAGCTTCTACCTGAGGGACTTTCCAGAATACCATGATGCTGCACCAGGCGTAGAATTCCTTGACTATATTGGTAGAGCAGGATTCTTCCCAGGCATTCATGTTATGCTTCCAGTCGTGATGTTTGGTGCTGCTGGTAAGCAACCACAGCTTGGCCAGCTGGCTCCTGCTTGGATTAAGACAAGTCTCAGTGCACTAAGAGCGTTATCTCCTGAGCATATAGGTAAGGTACTGGATATAGTATATCCTGACCGCTTCCGAGATTATATGACTATGATGACTCTAGGCAGCATGGGATATGATGCTGATGAGATTTGGAAGAAGAAGCAGCAGGGCATAGCATTGACTCCTGATGAAGAGAAACTATGGTTGCAGGCTGAAGCTAAGGTAGATGGTGTCAAAGGTATCCTTATGAATCAGACAGGGCTATTCAGAATTAGGCCTCAGGACTTCCTTCAGGTTAGGAAAGAGATGCGACTAGCTATTGAGGAAGCAACTGGTGTTCCTATAAAGACTCAGGAATGGATAGATAAGATGTATCCTGTAACAGGCAAGCGATTCACAGATTACTATCATCTGGATATTCTACAGCAGGCCTTACTCTATCAGTGGGAATCTTATCGTAGATATCAGGGTATTACAACTCCACTGTATCCTTCCAGCTGGCAGGCATTAGATATTAAGATTAGCGATTACTATGATGAGCTAAATAAAGTATACAATGATGCTAGATATGTTGGAGTATATGAGGATGGAAAGCTGGTTCAACCTAGCATAGTTGATATTAACCGACAGCTAGTAGAAGGTATCATAGGTCCTAGTCAGTGGATAAGTATGCGTAACAATATACAGGATGGACTATCCGAAGCAGTCCGAATACTTGGTAAGTCTCCTGCTTATAAGGATGTGCCTAAGACATTTGAGGAAAGAGCCGCACTGCTAGAGGAAAGAGGAATAGTTACTCCTACTCAGACTCCTGACCAGGAGTTGCTATACTACTATTATGAACTGAGGCCTGAACTCAAATACAACTGGGAGTCAGATAGGATGGAGCTTGACTATGATACTTATTATGCTTATGTGGATGCTCTGCTTGAATCTCTCAGTCCTACATTTCGAGAGCGCTTATTGCAGAGAATTCAGCTTGAGTGGACTCCTATGGAGAAGTTATACTGGAACTTCAGTAGAACCTATGCTAGGCCTTATCGTAATCTGAGAGATATTGTACTAAGGGAATATACTGATGAGCAGGTCAAGCTTATTCGTAGATTTGAAGTAGCCAGAGGAGATGAGCGGGAGCAACTGTTAGAAGTTATGGGGCCTGAAGGAAAACTTATAGCAGGCTATCAGAGGAAGCTTAGGGAAGCTAGACTGCGACTCCGATTACTTGACTCTGAGCTTGATGCCTGGCTATATTTCTTTGGCACTACAGATAAGTTTATGTCTACTGAAGCTGAAGAAATCTATAATGACTTAAAGAAGCAGTATCTCATACCAGAAATGGTAGGTGAGGCAAAATAATAACCGCTGATTATATTATCCTTGACACCCAGCTCTGCGTATGATATACTGAAAGAAGATAGGAGGCAATATGACTATTGAGAACCAAGGTAAAGACCCTGGTGCTGCTGGCAGTCCAAGTCCTACTTCTACGCCAACTCCTGCCGCTCCTAAGGTAGAACTCAAAGATGGCTCTATCTTAATGGATGGTAGGAAGATGGTTGCAGAGTCTGACCTAATAGCTGCTAAGCTGAGCTTAGAGTCAAAACTTGAGAAAGCACAAGCAGCTCATAACGAAGCCATAGATACGGCTAAATTGGAGCTGTCCGCTGCTCAACAACAAGTTGCGAGTCTAAACGCTGAATTAACAGAAGCCAAAGAGGCCAGTAAGACTGGTGCAACCCCTGATGAGGAGGTTGCGAGAATCAAGCAGGACCTAGCAAATGCCAATAATTTGGTAGCGACTTTGCAGACTGATGCAGGCAAGGCGCTGGAATACCGAAGAGCACTGCTAGCCATGCAGTATCCAGGTGTTGTAGATAAGTTAGCAAACAAGACCATGAAAGAGCTTGATTCTTTGGAAGAAGCCCTAAAGGCTTTATCTACAAGCAGAGGCGGTGGGCCTGGTAACTATGCACTAGGAGGTGGCGGAGGGCAACCTCATACTATGTCTGAACAGGAAAGAGCTAGTAAAGTCATAGCTGCAACTCCTGTGCGTGGGACTAGGAATGCTGAACCTGCACTAAAATAAATTGAGAAGGAGTAAATACGATGGCTGATTCTGGAGGGCATTGGGCTAACCTCGCTGCTTTGCAGAAGTTAACTCAATCCTTAAAAGTGCCTGGTGTCTTCGAGGAAGACATCAAGCGAAATAATCCTATTGAAAGAGTATCAGTCGGTCAGGCTGCTAAGACTGGACTCAAAATTGAGTGGCTGAGGGAGAAGTCTACTACTACAGCTACTCTTGAAGCTGCTATAGCTGACGTTGACATTGGCGCTTCTCTTGCCTGGACTGAGGATGTAGACTACGATGAGAAGTCGACTGAACTGAAGCGATGCTATATCCAGCGAAAACTTGACCACTTTGTTGAAGGTATATACGGAACTTACAACAACTATGAGGCCAGGTTACTTCTGGAGTGTGAGAAGGCTCTTAAGCGAAAGCTAGGTGCCAGACTCATCTACGCAGATGTCAACGCCTCTGCCAAGCAGTTTGATGGTGTTCATGCCTGGGTAAGACAGACTAGCGGCGACCTCAACATAGACCAGGGAGAAGTTGGTCTTAGCCTGCAGAATCTCAGGGTTCTGATAGACGCTATGAAGCTGGGAGTGGACGAGATGTGGATGCCTTTCGAGATTGTGCGAAGAATTGACGCTGCCTACCAGGAGAAAGGATTCCTATATACTGTCTCTGGTGCTACTGAGGTTCACGGTAACTTGAGCTTCCTGACGATGGGCTACAATGAGCTGGGAAAGAGGGTCTTATTCTGGGATGCAGTGCCTATCATAAGGACTGACTTCCTGGTGGCTGAGCAGGCGAATACTGGTCTAACTGCTACTCCTGCTGATGTTAGGACACTATATGATACAGGAAACAAGCAGTACTCTATTATCGCTATTAAGCATGGTAATGTAATGAACCAGGAACCTGGCTTTACTTATGCTTTCGGTGGAACTGAGGGTATTGGGGACTTCTACAAGCTAGTCCGATTCCCTGAGCTTGAGAACTACGATGCTGGAGGTATCAGGGTAGTCAACTATGGAGCTGCACTGTTAGGCTCTTCACTATGTCTTGGCAGAATCGCAGACATCGGGGATGTGGCGATAACTGTCTAATGACATTGACTCTGCCTTCTGCAGATAATGCCCTAGTCAACTGTAGGCTTCGCTGGCTGAGCCTTAATCAGCCAGCACTAGTAAGGAGGAAACAATGCCTAATCCTGCAATGGATAATCTAACATCAGAATCAACTGACCAACAGGTTCAGGATGCTATCTCTGCAGAGATAGAACTCTGCATGAATCAGCCTCCTCCGCCTGGTGCTGAGAACCAGCAGAAATACTGTGCTGGTAAGGCATATGGTATGGCTAGAGAGAAGACTGGTAAAGAATTAAATCTTGGTAAGTAAGGAGATAATATGGGACTTAGAACAGGTTCTTGGAAAACAGTAATTATAGCTATGGGTGCAAGTCCTGCAGTATCAGCAGAAATAGATTTGGTTGGTGAGTTTAGGCATATCCAAGTTTATAATCCTGCTCTGGACTCTGCTACTATAACAGTTGAGCCCAGCCGAAATACTGGGGATACAGCAGTTCAGGCTTATACCTTCAACAGTGGTGCTACTGGTGACTTCGTAAATACCACAACTGCCAGGGCGACTGCTGGTATGAATGTCTTTAAGGACATCTGTGCTAGGTTTATTACACTGCTGCTAAGTGCGACTCAGGTAACTGCTGCCAGGACATTATACGTTCGAGGCATAGACCCCATCTAAGGAGATGAGATGGCGAGGTCAGTTTCATCCACTTACCTAGCGGCACAGCAGGCTGCCAGCAAAACTCCATACTTCAAACTGCTGTTCAAGCATAACGTTAGCACTGTAAACCTCTCAACTGATGGCACCTATGGTAATCGTATCTTACTGATAGACCATGTTGAGGAGCCTTACAATGACTATGCCACTATCATCTTTCGTAACAAAGATAGAGATATTCCACAACTGAAAGGTTATTGGGTAGAGATTGGCTATGGCTATGTAACTGGAGCTGGCAATGAGTATCTTGGCGATGGTACTAATGAGCCAGCTCCTCCTCGTCTCTGGGTAAAGCATCAACAAACTGTCTCTGCTGGTGGCAAACTGTGGGAGTTGCTAGAGTTAGAGGGAATGTGGGTTAAGCTGAGAGAGACTCTCATCCGCCTAGGTGACTCGCCACTTTACACTGCAAGCTACACTACTGATACCATCTATACTATTCTTGGCTATATCTTAGCTGAGATAGACCCAGCTATGACGCTAGCTGCTCTGGTGGAGGATGATGGTATCATAGATAACCTTCAACCTCAGTTTGACATCAATTCTCAGCCTTTTGAATATGCTGATGCTATCATATACAGGCTTCTAAATATGACTGCTAGCTATCTGAGGGCTTCTGATGATTTAGGCTGGGAGATTAAGTATCCGCAGGAGTCTGACCCAGCTGACTTAACATTTTACTCAGGTCAGGCACCATACTTCTATGAGTATATTGAGCGTAGGAATGTGCTCCTTCCTAATCATATCATAGTCTTTGGCAATGAAGGAGAAGATGGTCTGTGGGCTAGCTATCTATCTGGCGAGGCTAGAAACCAGTCTGAGATAGATGGCTATGCTGATGTTATTAGACTGGTTCTGTCAGGCTCGCTGACACAGCAATCAGATGTGGATGCTAGAGCAGCAGCTTTGCTAGCTAGAGCAAGATTTGAGCAGCTTGCAGGTCGTATGGTTGCTCCAAATGATAGTAGACTAGAGTTGTATGATAATATAGCGATAGTGGATACTAAAGGATTGTAGTATGGCTTACACATACTCTTACTTTGTTAAAGTTGCTCAAAATAACGATGGCAAGTATAGCTCATGGCTAATACTGGAAGACCTTAATCTTCATCTATACGTCTCTAGCGTGGATGGTTTAAGAAAGTATAGTGCTTATGACCTATCTCTGCTTGCTGAAGCTCCCTCAATTAGTCCATCATACCAAAATTATCTTTGGGGAGATGACAACTATATCTACACAGTTAAACAAGGGAATTCTTCTGGGATGGTAATGAAATATCAGAAAGCAGATTTAGCCTTAGTGGCTTCAAGTAGCTATATTCCAGGGACAAGTGCTTATGGACTATGGGGAGATGACAACTATATCTATGAGGCTAACGTTGGTTATCCTAACCATATTTTCAGATTGAACAAGTTAGACCTCTCATATGTTGATTCTCTGAATATAGCTTGCGTGGGAGGTATATGGGGAGATGCTGAATATATTTATGCTCTTGGAGGAGATACTGATTCTACTTTGTCCAAGATTGACAAAGCCACTTTTACTTTAGTTGGTAGTGTTTCCTTAGCACCTTCTGGAACTAAAGGTTATTCAATATGTGGTGATACAAGCTTCTTATATGTTGCCGTCTTTAATCACAGTACCAATAGGGCCTATTTATCAAAGTATTGGAAGAGTCTGGAATATATTAAGTCAACCTCAGCTTATGCTAACAATAATCGTTACGCTATGGAGGTGTCTCTATCTGGAGCAGATGCTTATGTGGTTTTTGCAGAGGAGACGAGTTTGCGACTTTTCACTGCCATTGACTTGACATTTGTAGGCTTTAGAACTGGGTTTGGCCTTATCTATGGTCTGTCTAGCGATGCGGATTACGCATATGCTGGGTCTAGTTGGACTACAGGTATTTATAAGTACGATATTATACAAGCAACCTTAGTGCCAGTGGAATATCCTTCTGATGCTATGGCTAGAGTCTCATCTATCCGCAGAATCTTCCATCCTGGCCTCTACCGTATGGAAGTTGCTCTTGGCGATTTAGGCTTTGACTGGGATGTAGCAGAAGCAGCAATGAAGAAGATAACTGGAGCAGTCAAAGAGCCAGAAGTACCTCCTACAGTTACACCTACTGTTCCTCAACCCACTGCAGTTCTAACTCCAGAGGATTGGACAAAGATAATTGAAAAGCAGAAGGAGTTAGGATTACTCACTACTCCATCTGAGCTGCCTACTGTTGCTACCAAGACAACTACACCATATACAATACCTACTCCACCATCCTTTGAACCAGCTCCTAGTATATTAGAGACGATTATTCTTCTACCTGTTAAAGCAGTTGATATATTCTGGGGTCTTATTAAAGGTATATTTGGAAAGTAATATGGGAAGAAAGTTTTCAGGGCATAGACCAGAAGACCAGCCGATCTTCACTAATCCTTGCAATCAGGATTTTGAGAAAAGGCGAATATTCTTTATTGAGGGATACTCTCATCCTAGTGCCAAGATGAAAGTTCATGGCAATGAGTATCATGACCCAGACTTTGCTGCCATAGGAGATATGTACTTTGACGCAGGCTTAGTAACTGCTGAAGTGCCAACTAACAATACTAGAGTATTCTTTGACTTAGGAGGAGTAACATGATTTCGATTCAGTTTAGACGAGGAACAGCAGCACAGTGGACTACTGCTAACCCAGTATTAGGCAATGGAGAATTAGGTTACGAGACTGATACTTGTAAGTTTAAGATAGGTGATGGTGCAACAGCTTGGACTAGTCTTGATTATGTTGTAGGGGATAACACCTCCTATGGGCTTCTTCAACAAGGATTAGCTGCTGCTAGACCAGCAGCAGCTATAGCTGGTCGTCTCTATTACTCTACTGATACTGGAGTGCTAGAAAGAGATACAGGAACAGCTTGGGAGGAAAAGGCAAGAGCCGAAACCGCAACGAGACTTGCCTCACTTTCTGAAAAAGCACATGGTTCTTTAACAGGCATAGGAACAAGTGACCATCACATTAAGACCACTAGCTTTGCTGACATGACTGATAGGGCAGGAATGGCGAGGATGCCCGATGGGACTTCAGGATATGTTCTTACTGCTCAGGGCGCTGGGCTAGACCCATCTTACGCTACTGGTGGTGGTGCTGATGATGCCTTTTATGGATTACTTCACCAAGGACTGGCTGCTAATAGACCAGCAGCAGGAATAGTTGGTCGCCAATATTATTCTTCCGATACTTTGGTATTAGAACGAGATACTGGGACAGCCTGGGAGGAGAAAGCTAGAGGGGAAACAGCTACTAGGCTTGCTCAACTTTCAGAAAGAGCCCATAGCTCACTGACT